TAAGTCTTCTATTCCTTGTAAATAATTAACTGTAAAATCGACAAATCCTCGTGCTTCCCCAACTGCGATATACCAAAATGCCACACGTGTTTCTATCTCCTGTTTTGCTATATCAGTACTCACATCAGGTAGCCTTCCAGAGAGGTATCCTCCCCACCCAGCAGAAAGACTTCCTCCGTGAATCCATTTTGCCTGCCCGTCAAAAGCGAAAGATTGCTGTTTTGTTTTTGCATATTCTATATCATGAGGATGTGCGTGGTACTGTGGAACAGCAAGAGAACGAAGCCCCAACGCTCTCAATTGGATACACGCCCAAACAAACGTGTCTCCATGATTGACTTCTTTGAATTCATAATCAAGTTCTTTACAATATTGTCCAGGCGTGAAAGTGATACTACCAAAATTTAAATCAGTCTTCAAGAGGTCAGATCGTTTACAGAAGAAAAAGTTTGGCCACCAGTTTGGTCCAACGTCACCATAACCTGAATAATCAAGACCGTATTTTACCTTTGACGCTTCCCAGATTTCTGGTCCGCATGATCCTCGTGGAGAGCCGACAATATCAGTAAGATCAGATTCAATTTGCTGGAAGCACCATTTCACCATTCCTGAAGAGAAAATAAAGCCATCATCCTCAATGAGCATAATCAGATCTTCTTTAGCTATCTGCGCCATTTCTGTTATAGGCATCCCGTTACCAATACCTGTTGGGTGATAGATAAGATGAACCTTTGGATCTTTGACTGCTTCGGCGATAAACTCTGATGCAACATTAACAGGGACTCCAGCATGATTGTTGTAGCAAATATAGAATTTGTCTACCTCATCATACCATCGCTCTTTCCAGAGTTTTAAAACAAGAGACGCAATAAATGGGTCTCCACCCGCTGATAGAAAGACTGCTTTTGTCATGTCTTTATTTGTTCATACACATATGTTAAGTCTGGTAATTCATAACTTACAAATATTTTTTTATCTAAGTCAAATCCTTTTTTTTGCAAGATTTCTCGTATTTCTTTTACCTGCAATAAGTCACTAAGTGTCTCTTTGTTTGTTCCAATTAGATACTCAATAATGTCCGTTTTTTGCTTACAAGTTAGTTTTTCTATTTCAAGTTTATATCTCATACTTTTATTTCTTGTCTTTCCCCAAATTGGAGATTGATGGCATTTTTTATTTGACTACGATATTTGTTCAGATCTTGCACTTTTTGTAGTTCTTCCAAGCTTGCTAGCTTACCTTTCTCAAGGATAAGAGCAATTTTAATGTTCGTTACAGAAAGTTCATCAATAAGTTCAGCGATCGATTTTCTCATAAACCATGATAGGCTCTAAATTTCTCTATATATGCAATAAATGCTTGCAATGGAACTTCTGCATCTCGCAACAGAGGAGTTACATCAATAACCATATTTTTTGTTTCTGCACACATGCACCAGTACCAGGCGAGCTGTCTTAGATATTCGTTCTTTGGTTGATTACGAATATATTCCCAATAAGTAACTGTGCTCCCCTCTTTTCTCGTTGCGAGTAGATATGCTGGCGTACTCCCTGCACGAATATGATAATAGCCAAGGTCTTTACTCTTATAATTACCATCTTTATCTATAATTGCTGTAGTGTCAGGATATTGGTAGCTTCCATTAAAGTTGATACTTGTTTTATCTTCTTCCCATTCATACGGTTTTGTTCCGTCATTTAACATTACTTCAGTTAATTTACCAAGAGTTTCGTATTGAGGCATATTCGATCCCCAATCTATATCACGATATTTCATAAGAAGATCTTTATGAGTTGCAAACCAATAAGGGCAAAACTTATTTTTCCCATTTAGTTTGTCTGTCTTATATTCACCAATAGTGTCGTAAGTCGATACAACATCATAAGCATCAAGCGTTTGTGTATCTGGATCGTGACTCGGCTTATCGCCTTCTAACAAATCAAAAGTTTCTTCAATAACTCCTTTTTTATATACAACCATGTCGTTGTCCACAAAAAGCACGATATCTTCTTTGATTTGGGGCAACACTTCTTTATATGCATCGTAGTATCTTAAATGAGGATTTACTTTTATAACGGATGATTGAATATCAACAAGCTTGAGGGGATCGATATTCCAATTACTATCAACGATATACAATCTGTCGAACTCATCCTTATATTTCTTCATTTGCTGTAAGAAGAAGTCTAATATCGGCTCGTAAAATTCTCCACCAAAAGGCGTGTATTTATGGAAGGCCACAACAATTGCACGTGTCATATTTCTCCAGAAGTTTCAGCAATCATATCTGAAATTGTTTCTTTGTATGAAATCTCTGGCTTCCAGCCTAGTATTTCTTCAACCCTTCTGAGGCTAGAAATATAAATATCTTGATCAGCAGGACGTTTTTCTGCATGACTAACAACCGCTTTTTTACCAAGTTGTTGCTCTATTTCATTAACTGCCTCTATGAGAGAAAGTGTATTATTAGCTCCCCCACCTACAGTAAATACTTCACCATTACACTTATCTATTTGTTCAATCTCGTCCATGTAAAGTCGTGCGACATCCCGTGCATCCAATATATCCCTCACCTGTTTTCCTGTTCCAAAGAAGGTAATTGGCTTATCTTCTTGAATCATATGAATAAAGTGAGAAATCCACCCCTGTTCTACAGCTCCTTTTTGGAAGAGACCAAAGATACATGACATCTTATTGATAACAACAGGCAATCCATACTGACAATGGTATTCGGTAGCATAAAGTTCTCCAGTCAATTTCGAGACACCGTACATGGAATGTCCATATTTACCAAAACCCATTGTCGGAAAGTTTTGATTGATCGATGATGCAACTCCTTGATCAAAGTCTATCCCAGAATATATTGAGTCTATTTCTCCAGCTTGTTTACCCCAAAATGGATTCTGGGCCCATTTATATCTTGTCTCCGTTTCTACCGTTGGTAGCGTATTTATAATATCTGAAAATGTCTTATTAGTTGATGCATAGACAAAAGGGACATTGCCGCACTTCTTAGCGAATTCTAGGGTGTTGAGGGTACCTCTGGCGTTTGTCTCAAAATCATAGAGTGGCCATTTAATTGACCAAGGGATACCAGGATTTGCAGCAAGATGAATAATTGCATCAACTTGTGGTACTCGATCAAAGTCGTCTTGATTACGAACATCTCCCCAAACAAACTCAAATTCTTGTGGAAAAGTAAACTGAAGGTAACGAAGATTATTTATGACCTCTTGCCTATGGAGATTGTCCATACCAACAACATGCCAACCTCGTTTGATTGCCTCTATAGTAATATTACTTCCGATATGGCCAACTGCTCCTGTAATAAGTAATTTCTTCATATGCGTAAAGGATTTACATTTAGTCCAGCGATACCCAGATCTGTGGTGACAACAGGTGTCCCACACGCCATCGCTTCAAGTATCTTTATATTTGTCCCTCCACCAACTCGTATTGGTGCTAAAAGAATCCATGCTTCATGATACATCTTTGCAGTATCCGTAACGTCTTCGTCAAAGATAACCCAGGGGTCATTCTTTGCTAGCTTACGAATACTCTTTGGTATCTTTCTTCCAACAATCCAGAGTCGTAATTCTTCTCCTTTTGGGGCACCTAACTTTATGTCTGGCCAGATCTCTTTCAATATCCATTCTACACTATCTCTATTCTGAATATATGTGAAATCACCAACAAATAATATCTTTTTCATTATTTTAATGTCCCCCAGTTATCTCTCACAAATGTGTCTATTCCTGTTGTTGGAGAAAAATGCGGATAAATACCTTTAAATGAGGCTTTTGCTTTCTCATAGTCATCTTCTGTATTTATGTATAACATCGCTAACATTGGGCTTCGTGACTGTCCTGCATTGCAGTGAATAACCACAACATTATTGTCAATATGTTTCTTAATAAACTCTTTTGCTTTGACAAACAATTCTAATCTAAACATAGGTACTTGTGGATCTATCATATTTAAATATAAATCTCTCTCCATCTCTTTGTATAAATAGTTTGGGTGACTTGGATCTATTTTAGTATCATAACCCACCGCTAGTTTATGACACGGATATTTACAAGCGTGGACAATCACTTGATTTTCTTTGCCAATGTGACAGAGCTCTGAATCGTCTGCAACATATAAGTTTTTTGCAACTAATATTTTCATACCCAAATCAAACCAATCCCCGTACTATTCTTTCCAGCCTTTATTTCAACATAGGGATATTGTAGTTTCAATTCATCCCATAACGGCTTAACCATGACAGGACTGAGTGGGTCAGGGGAAGTATAAACAACATCGTGGAATACGATGACACCGCCTTTACGGACAAGGGGGGAGTACATCTCAAAATCTTTCCTTACCCCTTCTTCTGAATGATCTCCGTCAATGAATAAGAAATCCACTTCTTCTAGATCTCTTTTTATTCTTTCTAGTATCTTTTCGTCGTGAGAGTCACTATTGTATAAGAATTCAAATTCTGGATTTCTTCCTCGAGGAATTGTGTAATCTATGATAGATACACTATCTTTTTCTAGGGTGAAAAGCTGAATTGGGTTAAATGCCCTGATCCATGTCTCAGCAGAATATCCTTTCCATGTGCCAATTTCAAGAATATTTTTAGGATTTATTGATGCTATTATCGGTAATAACGTCTTGAGGTCATCGTGTTCAATAGAAGCTCTTGATTCTTCAGCAATTTTATTTAGGTTCATAATCTCCGTCCTTTCGCTTCTGGAATCCTGCTAATCCACGAGGGTTAGGGAAATGCCAAGGCTTTAACTCTCCAGTCTTTATCCAGTTATTTATTTCATCTGGCATCTTCCCCCATGGCCAGTTTTCTACCTGACCTGGTATAGTTTCTTGTCCCAAATGATGGTGTAGGTCGTGCAGGAAGACAAAACCACCTGGAGCAAGATATGGATAAAATTTTACTAATTCTTTGAAGCGAATATCTGGCTCTGTGTCTAAGAAGAATAATTCGTATGCCCCTTCTGGTTGGAAGTCTAATGAGCTAATTAACTGAGAATCTATAACACTAATGACATCTGTCTTATGCCATAAGTCTCGTGCTCTATTTAAATGTGTTGGTTCAAATTCAAGTGCAGTTATCTTTCCATAACCGTTTTCTTTGAGTGCTTGCGCAACGTACATGTCGGAGATGCCAGTGTAGATACCTGTTGTTAATACGCGGTTCGGTTTAATTATTCGAACTAAACCGTGCATGAATTCTCCCACCTCTAATTCAACTCCCCCATCATCAGCCATCTCGTATTTTCTCCCATCATCACGCACTTCAGGGAGTCGTTGAATAATGCTTCCAGCTCGTTCAAATAAATAATCTGTTGTATTGCTCATTTTTTCTTCTTAGGATATTTCGCTAAGGTTTTATCCGTTACCTTCCCGTATTTTATCCAGTCAACCCCAAGAGCAACTGATACCATTGCCTCAACGTCAGTCGCTAATTGATGTTCGTCGTGATATGGGGCATCCTGGTGGCTTCCAGGGTCATCACAGTGCGTATGCGCCATGTCATAGCCACTTACTTGGTCATCACTTATTCCATGCTCAAAGCACATATATGATTCGATAAGCGCATGGAGTAAGGTAAGAAAATTATACTTTCTCTCTCCCATATCCGCTGTTTGAATAGGGAAAACGAGTGATGTTTCTCCTTTCACTAAATTTTTCACTTTCTCTGGATCTGTCCAATCATCAATGCTTTGATAGCGATGATCTTTCATATCATCCGTTTGTAATCGAAATCCGATCTTTGTTACTTTTTTAATTATTTTTTTCATAAACTATGAAAGAAGTCTCCCCATTCTTTTTGTATTTTCTCTTTTCCAAACAAACGAATGGCGGTCTTTCTCCCTTGTTCTGAAATATTTCTTGCTAATGCATGATCCTCTAAAAGCTTATGGATATAGTCGCGAACCTCGTTAATATTATCTGAAATAAAACCGTTCTTCTCATTTTCGATGATAGCAGGAATTTCATAGTAATCAATATAATCTGCTTGTGCATGAATTTCTTCTGCAAGTTTCTTACCGATACAAACCATAGGAATTCCCGTCATCATTGCTTCCTCGAAGGATAGCGTATAGGGACTCGGCCATGTCCCTCCATAGAGAAAAGCTCGATTATCCCGTAAGGCTCCGCGTTGGAGATCATAGGTCAGCTCTCCTCCATCAAGTCCAGCAAGGTCGGTATTCCCACTTCCGTAGATAAGTGCGGGAAATCCTTCAACTGACTGCATAATCGCATCGTAGTGACAATCAACGCGTCTTCCCTTAAGTGATTGCGTAAAGTTAATTACTCGCTTTGTGTCCCCATTCCAATCTTTCCAATCATCGGGATCTTTATGGAAACGAATAACTGCATCTGCACCAAGATATCCAGTAATCTTTTCTTCTTGTGGTGACATACGGACTATCTTCATTCCATCATAGCGCATTCGTCGGATCATATTCTCAACGTGTGGAGTTGATTGCCCAATAGAACGCCACATGACCTGCTTATGCTTCATACGATCCCAATTCTCCACTATGATATTTGGGTCATGCATAACCATAATTGCGTCAAACTTATCAAAGAAAGATTGTGGAATCTTTGTTTTCGCATATTTTATAGCTTCTTCTGCTAAATCAGGATGTACTGTCATATTCTCTATGCCTGGTCTCTTAAGAGTAGGGTGACCCTGTGGATACATATATGCCCCTTGGTAGGAGAAGACGTCATGTCCCAATTCTGACAAAAGAGCGAGCTCGTCTCGTTCGAGTACTTCGTGGACACCTAAATATAAAATTTTCATAAACAAAATGGGCAGGATTTAATTATTCCCCGTCTGGGACGTATAAATCAACAAATCTCACTTCTTGCGAACCTGAGATAAGTGACTTTCCATGTTTTCTTAGTGTTGATTCTTCAAAGAATCGTGCAGGAATCTTAATAGTAGAAAGTTGTTCCCAGTCCCCTGTGTTTGCTTTCTCTAATGATTCTTTGATTTGTGTGACCTCTTTTTGCAATCTTTCAATTTCTCGTTCTTTTTCAAGAGAGAAGCGGTATGCTCCTTTCACAAAGTCTTTTAAAGCATCTTGCTCTTCTTGCACAATTTCACCTTGCAGGTCTTTCAGAAAGTTTGCAGCTCCTGTCGTTAGTGACTTTTTTACTGTTGCTAAATCAAAATTATTCTTCATATACTCACCTCCTTTTAAAATTAAGTTGTATCATCTCTTCTTTAATTGGATCACTAAATCCTTGTTCCTTATTGTACCCTAGTGTATTTTGCCACCTCTTCTTCTCTTCTTCTATCTCCAAGTAGGTTGGTAATCTGATCAGCCCTGATTTTAATTGCCTTAATAGATCATCTGTAATTATTGCGCATTGATACTGTCCGCTCTTTTCAATCCACATGCATTTATTAAGACCAATTTTATATTCCTTATGGAAACGCTCTAGCAATTCTCGTATTTCATCGAGATGACGTAAGATTGTACTCTTTGTCTCATAATATGCTGGTGGCATATATTGATTAAAGAATAAATCAAATTCAAAGAAAGCATCTTTTGAGCACTCTTTTTGTTTTCCAAAAAATATTTCTTTTAATGTTATTCTTATTCCCCAATCATCATCTTTCGTAATAAACTTCATGGCACCTTCTATTATTTAATCACCTTTACGTTTGTTACTAAATAATCGGAACATCCATTAAATGGGTTATTTGCTCCTCTTTGATCGTAGGTGACTTCAACTTTTTGTCCCTGTAAGTCAGACAGTTTTTGTACTAACGATGCGTTATTTGCATTTCTATCGATACCAAAATCAAACAAGTACCCTGCTTGGCCTTGTCCTCCAACGCTCATTTCTCCACACCAATTCTTTATGAAAAATCCTCGTTGTGAAAATTTCACTATTTCACCAACTCTTGTTCCCGCACTGTAGTGGATGCTTCCAACTATAATATGCCAACCAATGATAGTTAATATAGATACGCTAACTAAAAAGACACTTAGCATTGATACGGTTATGTTGTTGTTCATAATGTATTACTCTCCTTTCTTTCTTAGGGCTTTTTGTGTATCTTTTCCTGGCAAAGTTATCCCTGCTTTTTCTGCTTTAAAGAGAATCTTATTTCTTTCTACCATGTCTCGAACAACTGCAAAGTCATGTTTTCGCAAAAGTCTTGTATCCTCTAATTTCATCGTATGTAGAATAGGCAACATATCCTTAATGCGTTGCTCTATTTTTACCATATCGTCTTCAGTAAAACCAAAGTCTAGGCGCAAGATCTCTTCCATGAGAATGAGATATTCATGTGTCCAGCGGAGTACCGCGCTCCCGTCTGCCTCGTATTCCTTAACAAACTCTGGCATCTTATCCTCTAATGCTTTCATGAGCTCTGGAGGCAAGACGTCACTGTCCGCAATCGCGACTGTATTTGCTTCTATCTTTTTAACAAGGTCAATTTTATTAGTCATATTTTTTTAATAAAAATTCCCCGCATGAACATTGACAAATAATCCTAGGCCAGCCTTTATTCATAAAGTAACTGTCTATATTATAATCCACACAGCGTTCATACTTATGTTGATGACTAGTTTTTTTCTTCATTTTTTAAAAAGGTTCGTATTTTTCGAAGGAGGTCAACTTCATCTTTCTTTTTACTTCCTTTGACACTCAACTGGTGCATTGCTCCTTTTAGACAAGATCTACAGAAAAACAGGTCTTCTTCTGTATCTATTTGTATAATTCGCATCCCCTGATTCTGAAGTACCTCTGCTTGACACTTATAGCAAGTTACTGGTACTTTAGTTCTCATTACAAGAGAATAGCATATATTTTCCTATTTTGGTAGAACTATTTCACTTAATCGTTGCTTTAGTTTTTCTCCGACTGTTTGGTAAGAAAAATTATCCACGATAAACGTCTGCGCTTTTCTGCCTGTCAACGTAGCTTGTTTTGTATTATCGTATACATAGCGCATTTGTTTTCTTAGCGCATCTTCATCTAACGCTCTCCAGGACATGTCTGTTGTATACCAAGGAATCCAGCTGGCTGTTTCTGCTATAACTGAATGGCTCTCTACGGGAAAATACTGTGTTTCTGAGAGATAATCTGTTATTCCCCCATTATTGCCTGAAACAACAGGCCTACCCAAAAGCATTGCTTCTTGCATCGGGCGACTCCAACCCTCGCCCGATGAACTATTCACGTAGCAGTCTCCCGTTACGTGTAAGCGAAGCATCTCCGCATCGGTTAACAGACTCGGTGATAAAAATATCTTTGGGTAGTGATCAAGCTTTAATTCTTTCTTCCAAGCCCTAATATCATCCTTAATAAGGTCAAACTCTTGCTCAACATAGGTAATTCTATATGTTTTTAGTAATAACGCCACGTCTTCTTTTCCAGTAAACTCTTTCCAATAGGCGGAGAGTAACACTTTTGGGTTTTTCCGAAGAATCCATTGAAAGATACTATAGAAGATAAAACCAGCAAGAGGATTCGTTCTATACGGCGCGACTGTCTCAAAGCCTTTTATGGCGTCGATTGGTTGGGGAAACGCATAAATGGGGATAGTGACACCACTCTTTCGTATCATCTCTGCTTGTTGCTCTGAAGCTGTCCATATCTCATCCATTTGATTACAGGGGGTGATCCACTCTTTTGGTAATCTATCCGTCTCCCAGAATAAGTGGCCAATGTTATATTTGTTCTTCTCTCTATAAATCGGGTAAGCGTCAGGAGTTAGATGAATAATGACTGTTGTATACGGAATACTCCTATTTTGCAGTGCTCGACAGATTCGCTCTGTGACTCCTTGTTGGGTTGATTCTGGCATTTGCGCAATTGTTTCAAGCGTGATATTCACTCCAGCAATGTAGAGCGCGTTAATAAAACTTCGTGCAGCAGCACCATAGCCTGAAGGGTCTCCCCATGCAGAGACGTACTTGACGTGTAACATAATACCTTTAAAGAACTTCTATCGTCAGAAATTCACTATCAACATTTAGTTTTTCTTCTCGATCTTTATAGTGGGGACTTGTGCGGTCGTATTCAGGATAATATGTTCGCTTTGGATTATTGATTATCTTCCATCCTTGTTGTTTAAGACCGTCGCTAAGATATCCAGGGATGATGCGAAGACCGCCGTCAACGCCAATCATATATATCTGGACATGCTTATCGATGTTCATGTTTGTTGTAAAAGATGATACTCAAGGGAGACATCATATTTCCCCCCAACTTCTTGCAGTACTTTCTTTGCACTCGTAATGGTATATGACACTTTATGCCCGTCTGTTTCAATCATAATCTTTTCCCCCTCTTCAAATGAGACAAAAGTGTCGAGAACTTCTTTTCGAGTAGTATCGATGATAAAAAAGGCGCGCATATTATTCTCTCTCTTGGTGATAACAAATTGGGCAAATAAGAATAGTCACAAAGTCGTCGGTTGTATTTCCTTTTTGCAAGATAACCATTTTGACGTACTTTTCTTCTGTCAAACACTTTGGACAATGGACGTATGATTCTTCTAGTCCTTCTAGCTCTTGGTATTCTTCTGGCTCAAAACTCTCGGTAGTCATAGGCATGATGATAGTCTAGCTTGGTATAGTTGTCAATACCTAGCTACTTGTCTTTCCCCGAGAGTTTATGTATGCAATAAAGTCTTCTCCCTTGATCTTCCAGCGAGGGTGTATCGAGCCAACGCCATCGTCTCTTGCAGGTATCTTCCCTTTATGGATAAGACGGAGAAGCAGGTGGTAGGCTGCTTTTGTCTCATTACTTCCTGTAAAGGAGAAGAAGGTACCCATTTTCCAGAGCTGCATAGGAGTATATTCACGATTTGGATCAACTTGATTCATTTGGTACATAATAGACAAGATGGGTATAGTTGTCAACGATCCCATCTTCCTCTTTACAAACAAACTAGCTGAAGGATATACTCTCGTTAGGTCAGAGAGTTCACACCAATAAACAGTAGCCAACCCTGAAATAGTTTGTGACTAGTAAGGATGTTTCTAGATACAAGCGTCGCTTCCGTTTGCTGAAGTCAACCTTACAGAAGCGTACAAGTAGGGTTGGCTGCGATACTTTTTATGAAAGAACGGATGATTGAGGTAAAGATCCATTATCCACGAGCTCCTGTTGTTGCTACTAGGTCGGTCGTTGATCAGGCACGGGAGGTTGTCTCACGAAAAGGACTACGAGACGTCGCGGAAGCTTCACATGCCTATGAAAACTGTCACTGTTACCAGTGTCTAGCAAGTCTTGCTCGGACGAATCGCTTTTATAAATCGCCATGAACACGCTCATTGAGACAGTCGTCTGCTCCTGTGCTATCCTTCTCTTCTTTCTCCTACTTCCAGTAGTTCTTTTTCTCCGTCTTATCGTATCTGATAGTCCTTGCCAATGCTGTTATCCTAAGTCTCATAGTATTGACAGGTGAGCTAATGTATGCTATAAGACGTATGAGGTAAAAGAGCAGATCTTTAACACATTTGAGGAGGCCATCATGAGCTTTTTGGGATTCGGCCATCACGGATGCAACTGCTATGATTGTCGGCAAAAGCGCAAGCTGGAGAACCAGATCGACAAGCGAGCATCTCGCATGCCAGGGGCAGACCCTTATGCGCAACGCCAGGCACTTGAGGCCAGGTGCCCGTATGACCATCAACGGAGCTCCTGCACCTATTGTGGGTGGCAACGACCAAGGGACACAGACTAGTCTCTTCCAAGCCCGCATGCGCGGGCAATAGTGGGACGACTGGTCTACCAAAAACAATGCGGGGGCGACTGCCTCATCTGACTGCTTTTCAGCCGTCCCCGCGTTTACACACTATGGCAAAAGAAGTACCAAATTGGAATTATGATGAAGCTTCACGAAAAGATAAAATACTCAGTAAAATACCTCTGTATGGAGGGTTACGCTACTGGTATTATGTTGCACCTTTCCATAAGCCTGTAACATACACAACTGACAAAGGGAAACAAGAGGAGTATTATAAACCAAGGTTTTTCTTTAATGGCTATTATAATTTACGCTACGAGCTCTGGAGTAATGCATATAAGCGAAGTCATAGAAAATATAAATAGCTACTAGACAAATTTGACAACAGTGCTATAATCCAGAAGCAACAAATTTGACTGGACTTAAGATCCCCTTGTGTGGGTTTGGCTTTTGTCTAGTCGAGCCAGTTGCAACTCACGCAGGGGGATTTTTTTATGGGAAATACAAAAGTTGATTTAGTAAGAGATTTAAAAGTAAAAATGGTCGAAGAATACTATTCAGAAGAAAAAGTCGAAGCCATTGATAAGATGATCTCTCGGGCACAACGTGGTTATTATCATGATTTTGAAACAGAATTAGCAGCTCCCAAGATGCAACTTCACAAAGACCTCCTGAGTCTGGGACTGGATGAATTAGACAAAAAAATGCAACAAGGAGCATATGACGATGAATCTCCTTCTCCAGAAGAAGCAAAACGTTTGATGGATTTATTAAAGAAATCATGAAAAAGTATAAAATACTTGCAGTTGAATGGAGATCTTCTTTACACACAGTAGGATTTGTTGCCTATGAGAGTTTTACGGATGGAGAATGGAATAGCGTTGTAGGATACGTTCCAGATTATATAGAGGCAATAGAAGTTGGCAATCATTTTGCTATTCATGGTGGAGAAAATCAAGAGACTGATGCTCAGTATATCGCAGCTAATGGTGCTAAAATCGAATGGAATGTTGCAAGAGAATTATTTCCCCAACTAGATATAACAAAACATAAATATTTCCCCGAAGAATTACGAGATACTATTTTAGTAGCAAAAGGATAGCAGAGAAGGCACCCGATATCATGGAATATAAAGAATATTTACAAACCAGTCACTGGAAGAATCTAAGAGCTCAAAAGAAAAATAGACGATGTGCGGTTTGTGCAACTAATGAAGTTCTCCATACCCATCATTTAAATTATGGGAATCTATTTAATGTTTCTACTTCTGATCTCCGAGTTTTATGTAAGCGTTGTCATTTCTTATCTCACGAGTTATTTAGATCTGGAATACTCGTTTTTAAAAATAATAATCACCACTCCAGATTTGCTCTATTAAAATATGCCGTTAAAAAACATCTCGGTTTGACAACTACTAATTTATTTAAAGGGACGGGGAGCCATTACCCATCTACACTCTTTGATTAGAGGAGTAGCATAACAATATGGCACGACGACCGAAGCGACGACAACGCAAGTAGATCTAGAGAGCGAGCTCTCACTGGTAGTTAGGTAACACTAGATATAGATCCCAACTATTAACAGAGCTGTCCCCAGAGAAACTACTGCGGAGGAGGAGCGAGGGAGACGGAGGGAAGATCTAGGCTAGGGGGAATGTCTTAGGGAGGCCGTAGGCCTAAGCTAGTAGCGTCTTCTAGTTATTTAATATAACTAGTACTAAACTATAGTATGTTAGATCAGTTTATAAACTATTGGTTATAAGTAGATATCATAAACAATGAAAGTTCCGTTTTATCAAGAACAGAGATATGCTGATGCAGAAGAAAAGAATTCATTAAAGTCTCTCATGGCTTATCCCTATCTTCTCTGGCGTTGGCAGTTACGTCATCCAGAGGATGTTATGCGTGTTGCTACTATCGCTTCACATAAGTTATTCCGTCACCGTTGGTGTGGGGATAAGTGTCAGACGATAGACCAATTCATACGAAAACAACTTATACAGAATATTCATGACATTATCATCAAGAGACAAGAAGACTTAGGGCAGCTTCCTCTGTTTTAGCTAATCTTCCGTCTCAATTCTTCTACTTTCTCTTCATTAACTATTCCCTGTAAGTCTTTAAGCATTCGGTACTTTTTCTGCCAGTACTCGAGTTCTCGAGTTGCATTCTTTAACACCTGTTTATAGATAAAATCATCATTCATCGCTACTTCTGTTGAGACATACCCTCGTGAAGCGACGTTATCTACATGAACGATTGCGTTAATGTATCCTTCTGTTTTCTGTCCCATGATTTCTACACGTACACTATTGATAAGCATACGAGCCTGCACGATACGAAACTTCTCCGCAGCCTTCGTATCATCCCATTCAAACGCATTATGTAATGGCGAGTCTGCTTTTTTAGCAGCTTCAACGACCATATATGGTGTAATGATGCCATGATCTTCCTCAATCTGCTTTAAGACTGCAACATATTTTGGTTCCTTGACTTTTTGTAGTCCTACTTTTCGTATTTTCTTCATATTATTTCACCTCCTTATCTTTGCTGGCGAACTAGGATTCGAACCTAGAACCGATGCATTAACAGTGCATTGCTCTACCGTTGAGCTATTCGCCAAAAGCCTCTCCTATCCTAAACGCTCCCTGACATACCGTTTATTGCCTTACCTGACCCTTACTGCCAAATCTTTCCGTACCACAACCCAGCTCCCCCTAACTTACCGATCCTCGCCCCGACTGCCTTTCCATACCCTAACCGACAAAAACTCTCCGTACCTGACCCCAACTGCCAAATAGTTCGCAACGCAACCTAACTCACGATTCCGAAATCCTCCCTGACTGCCTTTATAAGCCTAACGCCGACTGACCATTCCTCTCAAGCCGCTACTGCCACATACTACCTGTCCTCAACTCACCGTGACGAACCACTACCGATAAAAACTATCCATTACACTCCGCGACTGCCACTCCAATCCTCATTGCTCTCATCACCCTTACCCCTCCTCGACTGCCAAGTCGAACCCAAGTCCTCCCTGCGCTACCACAAAACACCGAAACCCACCAATACTGCCATAACCAAACAATTTATTCCTTAGCGTACCCCATTTCCCCTGCTATAACGGTACTAACCTCGACAAACCTATACACAGCCCTCCGATCCAATACTGCCAAAAGAGCCAATCCTGAACCCACAATAACTCACCTGTACGAAACACAGCGTTCCAATCCCGTACTGCCCTGACTTAACTCTCAAATCCGAAACGTAACTTACAGCACCTCAACCCACCCGTTCTCTCCATTACTGCCAAGAATTGCAAGCCTTTCCTGAACTTACCGTGCGTTGCTATACCATTCCATAAACAAATGGGCAGGATTTGTTTGTTACTTCTTTCCTCCTGCTTCAGTCTCTACCTCGAATGTCCCGTTGTCGCCATTCTTTTCTGGACGCCATTCTCCCAAACCCTGAGAAAACCCTGCGCGTTGTAAAAGATTAACAACTTGAGAAGCAGACATGAGATCACCATCGTATTCGATGATAAATTCCATGCTCCACTCTCGAAGTTCTCCTCGATAGCGAACATCAGCAGATCCCATACCAACAGTTACCATGTCTTTTCGCATATGCTTATCTTTCTCTTTGTAGATAACAGGAATCATATTATCCTTATCACCTTTCACAAAGACTGCTCCACGCAAAATAGTCATCTTCACATCTTGTAAGAAGCGAGCTGACCCGACGATAGCCTGTTTAATGTTTCGAGCAGGGAAAGCAATATTCCCTTCAGAATCATAATAAAAGCTATTCTTGTATTCAGCATCAGGATCACGAGCTTCACGACCTTTGGTCGCTTTCTTTTGCTGTTTATCCTCAATCATTTTAATTGCCTTCTCATCCCATTTATGATAAATGAGTGGAGACGTGCCAATAATTTTGACCTTAATCAACTGAATATTTGGTGCTGGTATTTCTATTTTTAGTTCTTGTGCCATAAATTGTTCACCTCCTCTCGGTGAGTTATCCAAACTCTTATTTCAGCAGTTTCTGAACAAATCGTTGTACTTCGTCCGAGTTGTTTGGTTGCTGATATGTCTTCCCACTTTGCTCGATGTTTTCTACAAAGACATCAAACGCTTTTTCGTCGATGATCCGCATCATCTCAGTTAAAAACGATCTATTATATCCCCCTTTCACATTGATATAGGGACGAATACTCTCCATCTTTTTAATACGTTTCTCTGCTCGATCCTTCTCAAACGCTGTAGCACTAAACTCACCATGCTTGATCCTTGGTGATTGGTGGCCAGTTCGATAGGAGTACATAAAGATAAGAACTGTTGAAAGAGAAAATCGATTATTCTGCATTGTTTCCCAGAGCCACAGATAATCACTTTTTCCTAACGTTGCAAATGATTGAATAAAATCAGTTGCCTTCCAGCTCTTCGTGTACGTGTTTTGAATACGAACCTCCTCAAGTGTTGCCAGGGGATTAACGATATAAAAGATAGGAAGCTTATTTTGCTTTGCAACCATGAGACGATGTTGTCCATCGATAACGTCCGATTCCCTTTCAAAAAGGAAAACTGGTCGTAATTGGTTGTTTCTTCCATAGTAACCTTTGTCATATATTTCACCTCCGTTTCCTCGCAAGAGCCTACCTGGGAGGATAGACTCTAACGAGAAACCAAGATTATGCTTTCGCATCTGTTTGGTCTTCTTGTTCTTTCAAGAGTGCTCGAGCTTCTGCTGCGAGGTCTTTCTTGTAAAGATTAACCAAAAAAGAAAGGATAAATTCAGTATCTTTCACTTTCAGGCAATCATCTAAAACTCCTGCTTTTACTAATGCTTTTGTATCAGCATCAAGGAGTTTCTTTGCTAAAATATTGAGTGTTTGCATAAAACTTTGTGCAGAAGAGATTTTTTCAAAATATTGAGAGTAAACTCCACAACAAGTTGATCTAACGAGCTCGTTGTTACTATCATATGCGTCCCATCGGGAGATGTAATTATCATTACTACCTTTGGCTCTCACAATGATGTAAGATACTCTATCGTCTTCGAAATCATTATCGAGGTTGCCACAAGTAGAGTTAAGATAACCACCGCCTTCCTTTTTTAAGACAAGCTTATCTCCTATTTTGAAATCACTTGTATTCTGCATATCATTCTCACCTCCTTTCACCGTACCATCTGGGTCCCACCTGGTCTGTATCCATCCATCGAAATATGATGATGGGAAATAATATTTTGACATATGTTCTTCTCGTGTCATCCATAACCTATCCGATAATTGCTTATACGTACTATCGACAAGGCCATTTATGGCTTCACCCACCTCATAATCAGTTTTAAGCTCGTCAAATATTGCCATATCAAGAGCAAACTATATCACAGATAACCATAGATTACAATAGATATTGACAGATAACCATAGATTTAGTATCATTGATCGATGGACTTATTAACGCCAAGAGCAGTCAGAAAGATGTTGAGTGTGAGTCGAGAAACACTACTGAAATTAGAGAAAGAAGGGAAATTACCAAGCTTCCGATTGCGCTTTACTGACCATAGTTCTGGACAAAGACGATATAAGAAAGAAGATGTTGAGATCTATGTCAAATCGATGAGAGCATAATATGAAAGACATTAGCGCAAAACAGTTGAGTTTTTTTATACAGGCATTCCAGGAGACTATGGAGGAGTTAGGATATACCGAGACACAAATGGGAAGTATTCGCTCGATGTTTCTTAAGCATCTACGAACGGTACTTGCAAAAGAATTACTTCTGTTGGAGGAAAATGTATGAATACTAATGCAGAATCCCCACAATCAGTCACAACGCAATTTTATTATAAAGGGTTCTCTATTCTCTTGACTAAACGTGACTCAGACATTAAAGTCATGCCACTTCTCACCGATGCAATGACCTCTATTGACTGGGCCATCGAACAGGGACTCAAGCCAAGCTGGAATGAAGATACTAACAAGCAGGCATCTACCCCTGCTGTAAGGCCACAGAATGCCCCCAAACTGGATAAAAACGACTGTGTCCATGAACACATCACAACCAAGCAATCAAGCGGTAGAAGTAAACCTGAGAACAAAGGGAGATATTATAATACCTGTCTCGATTGCGGTTCATTTATAAGTTGGCAATAACTATGAAATATATATTTCCTGTTAGACCCATGGGTAAGCCTCGTATGACCCAATCTGACAAGTGGAGGAAACGGAAAGTCACAGATTCATACTGGAGCTATAAAGATGATTTAGGCAATCTGGCATTGGCGAATCATTTTTCTCCTTGCGGATCTATGCGTCTAATTTTCTATATACCAATGCCTATTTCTTGGGGGAAGAAGAAAAGATCAGCAATGGAGTATGAACCCCATCAACAGAAGCCTGATATAGACAATTTGGAGAAAGGTTTTTTGGACGCATTTTTAGAGGATGATTCAGTTGTTTGGCATCTCAATACGTATAAATATTGGACAGATGATCCAATCGGGAGTATTGAAGTGGAGCATCTTTCATGAGATATATCTTTATTATAGCTAGTGCCTTTTTATTATTACTCTATTTTTATCAATGAAAAAGAAAGAGAAAGTTATATTAGTTTGTTGTTTGCCCTGTGGCCAAGCACGGGATAGAAAGAACAAGGGAGTTTTTGGTACTTGGACAGACACGTGTGATATCTGTGGGATAAAAGATGTTCCTTGTGCCTCTGCTCCCCATGATTTTGGGATCTATAGCAATAAAAAGATAGAAGCAGACGATAAAGTACAGGATTTGATATGAGAAATACTATGAAAAGGAAAAAGATAATAAGATTGATATTCTTCTGGGTACTTTTACCTATCAGTCTTATCACCGTCTTAGCTGCGTGGTTTCCACTATATGTATCTGAAGAATTAGGTTTGGATGACTTATGGGCAGGTATTAAATATTTTTATTTGGGCCAAGAAGATAAGGAGTTTTGAGTTAAAAAAGACTATGATATGAAAACTGTAAATAGAGGATTGAGTGAACAATTGGAAGAAGCTGGATATCCACAAGAGAATACTTATTGGTTTTGGGCTGTAGAAATGGATAAAGGTAGAGAAACTTCTCGATGGTCTTTATGTCAATATGACCATTTATTGCCTGATCATCCTAAATATGCCTCTCCCACCGCTGATGAGATATTAGATCAGTTGCCAGATAATATAGATAAGGATCAATTTTATAATTTATTTATTGAAAAAATAGATAATGAAAAATGGGGTATAAGATATACTAATTCTTTGCCTTCTCGTGATGAAGAGATTTCTATTGCAAAAAGATGGGGTAATTCTCTAGCCGATGCAACAGCAAAGTGTTGGCTTTACCTTAAAAAGGAGGGTTTACTTTGAATTATAGTTATATCCATGAATGGATGAGAAAGACATACGGAAAAGCAGACAGATGCGAGACCTGTTTACTAAAAGATGTTATTGATAGTAAAAAGAGAACATTTGCATGGGCAAATATATCTGGAGAATATAAGCAGGATCGTTCGGATTGGAAAATGATGTGTTATTCCTGTCATAAGAAATATGATATCGAACGGATAGGATATATTGCTTGGAATAAAGGAAATAGAATAAATCGAGAACGTATATGTTTGGACTGTTCTAATAAATTCCATGCTAACAGAAAAAAACAGATACTTTGTAGTCAATCATGTGTATCTCGTAGAGGTAATAAAGCAATGCGGGAAGGGTTATATCTCAAAAAGGAGGGACTATTATGACTAAAACAGAAGCGATTATTGAAGAAATTTTAAATCATTTTGATAAGTTATATTCAAGTAATATTACTTTTAATGTAGTACGATATCTTCATCAAGGCCTGGCCCGTGTGGCACAGGCAGTAAGAGACGAAGATGAGAGACAAAGAGACAAAGATGATAAAAAGATGATCAGACAACGTCTCTATTGGAAGAATAGAATCGAACAAAAGGTAGTGGAAGCGAAGCAGGCAAGCAGAGAGGAAGCGATTGATAATGTTGTTAAATCTATCGAGCATCAAATGGGAATACTACGCTGTGAGTCATTTTCTTTAAATAGAGAAGAACTACCTTTATACAAAAAACAATGGCTAGATAAGCTCGCAACACCGCAAGCGCAGACAGTACCCGTAGAAGGTGTTTCAGGGGAAACACGTCAGACAGGAGATGAGTATATAAAACGAGAAGTAATCGAACAATTTATCAAGCCTAAGACAGTTGAGGGTGACACTAATGTCACTAGCAAACAGACGGGATTTGATAAACATATAGCAGAGATGGTAAAGAAAAATCCGAAGTTAGGTAAAAAGATAGAGGTTGCTGAAAAAGAAATAGATGATCATCTAGCTCATTTTAAAGAAATGCATATAGACCATGAATGTCATTGTCTTGAAGCATTATCAGGAGGGAAACATCATAAACACTGTCAAGTAGACCATTTTCGTGTCATCACGAATATGGTACAGAAAGAAGAAAAGGAGAAAGAACGAAAGATATAGAGTGTCCTTATTGTGAAGCATTACAAGACATAAATCATGATGACGGATATGGGTATGACGAAGGCCAGACCTTTAGGCAGGAATGTGGGAGTTGTAATAAAACTTTCGTTTATACTACTTATACCACCTTTAATTATCATGCAGAACAGGCAAATTGTCTAAATGGAGAAGAACATGATTATAAATTAACTCATACATATCCAAAGTCATTGTCCAGAATGAGATGTAATATGTGCGATGCTGAACGAGAGGTTACTTTAGAAGAGCGTAAGCAGTACAAATTAGATTTTAAATAATATGAAATCACACTGTCCACAATGGAAGAAGGAATAAAGATGGAAGTTGAAGATATAAAAGAAATGATGATTTCGATTGGCCGACTAACTATCATGACTGAAAACGATAGCTTATCAGATTGGGCTGCACACGCCATGTTAGATGAGCTTGAGAAAATGGCAGCTATTATTAACAAATATAAATATCCAATTAAATAATATGACCCTGACTAAAGAAGAACTAAAATTAAGTATTAGAAATACTATTGCATTACCTTTTCTCCATCCTCCATTGGATAATCATAAGATTGAGGATATTAGACCACAACTTGAGAAGGTAGCAGATATGTTACAATCCCTCTTCATCGAGTTTGCGGAGGAGTTGAAGCCAGATAAAATAGAAGATGATTCAATGAATAGATATTTCTATACTACTAAAAAGATAGAGGGTAGAAACCAAGCAATTGATGAATTTCGTCATAAATTGGAGAAACTAAAAGTATGACAGCGCACGATAACGAACGACTAAAACGATTAGAAAGACGACTCAATTGGCTCAGAACGAGAACATATCAACAGGGGACTGATGATAAAGATTTTAGTTTTGACAAAGCAGAAATAGGCGCACTCGAATGGGCCATTAAGATTATTGAAAAACATCTTGGATTAGATACTAACGATAAAGTTTGTAGTCATAACTGGAGAATTTTATGGTATTCTAACCCCGCTGCTAATTTCTATTGCACTAAATGTCTCGATATTAAATATAAATTGTATGATTAGAGAAATAGTAGCTTAAAGCAGGGGGTGTTGTTTTTACTTAATCGTAATTGCTAATACAACATAATCGGAAGGCCACAGCCTCCTGCTTTAAGCTACTATGATAGTTAAGAATGGTGAGATGGCGGAAAAGGTAGACGCTGAAGTAGACCCTTCTTGAGCGTAGCTTGCTGAGGATATGGTTAGTAACCGAAATGTTAAAGCTATAACAGTCCAGTGAGATGCAAGTATGCAAGGTGACTATACGAGTCAATGAAACCGACCTGGGATAATGGCGGTAAGCGTAGCCAGATCTTCGTCTCGGCAAATCCTTGCTCTCACCATTGAATTATGATAATTGAGAAGAGATATGGATGTATCGAGACGTCTTTGCGTCCATATTTCAACTGAACTATCATGAGACAATTAGCGAGTATACAAAAGATTATAGCTATACAACCGATACCAAATGCGGATGCTATCGAAGTGGCAACCGTGCTTGGCTGGCAGGTCGTTATTAAAAAAGGTGAATTTAAAGTCGGCGACCTCTGTGTCTATTGTGAGATAGACTCTATCATGCCCCCACGCCCCGAGTTTTCTTTTCTTCAGCCACACTTTCGCATTAAGACGATACGGTTACGCGGACAGATTAGTCAGGGCATTTGTTTCCCTCTCTCTATCCTTAACGGACTCCGTTACGAATTTGATCATCGAGAGACTGCTGTCTATAACTTTGCAGAAGGGAAAGACGTCACTAATCTTATTGGTGTGACAAAATATGAACTCCCCGTCAACGCCCAACTCGCAGGCAAAGTACGAGGAAACTTTCCAGGGTTTATCCCCAAGACCGACGAACCAAGAGTGCAGGCATTTCCTTGGTTGGTAACGAAGTACAAGGATGTTCCTTTCTTTGCCACCGAAAAGGTAGACGGATCATCCTGCACCTTTTGTCTCAAAAACGATGAACTACACGTTTCATCCCGCAACTGGGATCTCATAGAAGATCCAGGCAATCTCCTCTGGAAACTAGCCCGTGAGCTTAAGATAGAAGAGAAGCTGCGTAGCCTTGGTGAAGAACGTTTCGCGATACAAGGAGAGGTTATCGGAGAAAAGATACAGGATAATAGATTGGGAATAAAAGGAAAAAAGATCCTCTTCTTTAATGCCTATGATTTTATCGAAAGAGAATATCTTAGCTACTCGCAGTATAAAGAACTATTCCAAACACTTAAACTAGAGACAGTTCCAATTATCGTAATGCTCTCCCATATCCCTGAAACGATAGCCGAGTTAGTAGCATTAGCAACGAGGAATTCAGTTGTTAACAACCAAGTCCTACTCGAAGGTCTTGTCTTTCGACCAATGATAGAACAAAGAGATGAGAAGATAGGCAGACTCTCCTTTAAAGTAATTAACCCAGAGTATCTGTTAAAGAATAAGGAGTAACTATGAAAGATGATGTATGGAATTACGACACCTTTAAAACCTGCTATGTGCAGGTAGAGACAGGTAAGCAACCTATGAAGAAGCGATATCATATATACATGGACGAAGTACACCTCGTTACTAAACTCATGAAAGAAGTTCGGGAAGGAAAGCGATTTGCAGGCGATCCCGCAGGACGGCTAGTCAACGATCTCAAAAGACTCTTTTATAAGAGACTTATAGAGAATATAGAAGATATATGAGTAAAACAGTGACACTCACCTGCGCTAATTGTGGTAAGTCTTTTGAAAAGGATTACTATAACTGGAGACAACGAACCAAGTGGGGCGCAGACAAATTCTATTGCAGAGAAACAAAGTGTAGTAGCAAATCATTCACAAGCTTTGGTAAACGTGGCAGAGAATAACTACTTATCCTCCCCCTTATCACACGATATCCCCTTTGCCCGTAGAATCATCTCAGAAAGTGCCTTCTGATAAAAAGGATGCAACGTAGCCTCTCTCATCGTCTTCTCAAAATACCCAATAGAACGCAACGGCTCAGGAATAGACAAGAATGCATCATAACTCTCATTACTCTTTAATACTTCCCTACTCATATTGACAACATATCTCCAAACAGATTATAACAAAGATAACAGCGTTCAATAGTAACACTCTAATCAAAGCTATCGCTGGGTACCACCTACAAGACCTAGTATTTGTCTTGGTCTGCTACAGGTAAACATAGAACGGATACACAATGTACGTTGGTATACGTATACTATATCTATATCTAAAGCATTCTATCTAGTACACGCTAGTAGACAGGGTATTGGTTAAGAAGCTAAAGCTTCTCTCTACTGATCTACTATAAGTTATTAGTATATTAGATGGATAAGAATAGGAATAGGAGTAATAGTAATGACTCTTTTTATAGTAAAAATGTAGGTATTTAATCTAATTTTGTTATAAATAAGACTAATTAACACACTATTTATACTAATTCCCATGTTTAAGTACCTAATGTGACTGAGAGAGTGTCTTGTGGGGGTAAAGGTATTAGTTTACGATTGTGTGTGTTCTAATCAACCTATGTGTTTAATTTGTAAAATAAAATAATATGTCACACAGTATTGTCTAGAAGAGAAGTTTAGTGTATAAGAGTAGAGTATGGAAAGAGGAAAGCTTCCCACGTATAAAGATAATCCCAAGTTCTGGGATGAAATTGCTAAGAAACCTTTAGCACAATTATTACTCATGTTCTCTCAATTAAAGAACTGTCACTATTCTAGTTGTAAAACAAGATTCCCTAAAGGTATATTAAGAAAACATCCAAAACAAATAGTCCCTTTAGAGAGTATGTTTTCAGGTGAATACTTATTCCATATTAAAAGCACCCACGGTCTTGATCCCGACATGTTCACGAATATAATTAGAAGTTATAAAGGGGAAGAAAGACACAGTTTATAAAAGTAATGTATGGAAGATATACAACCTCAGGAGAAAGTAATACGAAGAAGGAAGAAACAACCTACGGTAAAACAAATAAAGGCTATTCAGTATATTAACCAAGGGATGTCACAGAGACAGGCTATGTTAAAGGCAGGGTATAGTGATGTTACTGCAAGAACAAGTAGTACTCGAGTGTTAATGAAATCAAGAGGTGTAAGAGATCTCCTCGCTGGTATGGCAGGAGAGTTACAGGATGCAGGATTACACAATAAATACATGGTTGATAAGTTTAAGGAATGGTTAGAAGCAACGAAGGTAAATAATAGTCCCACAGAACCAGATAGAGTCGTACCAGATTATCAAACACAATTAGCTGGATATGATCGGTGGAAGAAAATCATGGATGATCAAGCACCAGGGAATACAGGGAAAGTAAAACGTAAGATAACGTTAGAGGAATTCTTAGATGAGTGAGCGGGAACCCATACGGATACATCCAGAGATACAGCATAAGGTAAAGAATGATCCACATGTTGTTATCTCAGAGAGATTATATTTCCAACGTGGGAGGTTTATTATTAAAGGAGATAGACTGAGTCCATATCAGGGGAGAGAAGGTGATCAAAGATGAAAAGGAAAACAGTAACTAATGAAGATCTACTTAAAAAGATAGAGGAATTAGAAAAGAAACTAACAGAGCAGAAAACGGTGGTCGTACAACCATATCCTTACTATGTGCAAGGTCATGGTCACTGTACGTGCTATCAATGTCATCCACAACAATATATCCCATACTCTCAGCCAAATATATATTGGTACAGCAACGAGGTAAATAATAGGAATCTAGTAACAGTAGGGACAACATATGCATGATGCAGGGTATTACCAAAAGGCTATTAGTAAATTATTCCATATCATTAACACTGACATGGAATCTATCCCGTTTGTTTTAAACGTTCCCCAAGTACGGGTACTTAAAGAGTTAGCCAACATGGACATTATCCTCAAGGCACGCCAGGAGGGTATTAGTAGTTTGATCCTCGCCATGTTTGCCATAGATTTTATAACGGTTGAGAATATACGCTGTGTGGTTATTTCGCATGAAGATAAGGCAACCCAGCGTCTCTTTGATCGGGTGAAATATTTCTTAGAGAGTATGAAAAAGACATTCCCTGGAGAACTCCCCTTTACCCTCAAATACAACTCCCGCCATGAGCTAGTTAATACCCAGAAGAACTCTGTCTTCTATATCGGTACTGCGGGTGCAAAGGCATTCGGTCGTGGGGATACGATAAATAATCTCCATATATCAGAGTTAGCACTGTGGCCAGATCAAGAACGTTTGATGATAGGACTCCTCCAAGCCGTCCCGAAAGACGGACGTATAGTGATCGAGAGTACCGCTAATGGTATCGGGGACTACTTCTACAAACTCTGGATTCGCTCACGTGAAGGAGATAGTGCGTTTCGTACCCACTTCCTTCCCTGGTTTGAATTACCCAACTATGTCTTTCCTGTCGGGACAGTCCCTTTAGAATTAACTGATGAGGAGAAGAATCTCATGAATAGATATCGACTCTCTCATGAGCAGATTAGTTGGCGTCGTTGGAAGATTTCCCAAATGGGTGGTGACTATCGAGACCCTGGCTCTTGGGATTCTTTCAATCAAGAGTTTCCTTCCAATGCAGAAGAAGCCTTTATCGTTTCAGGAAACCCCGTCTGGTCTCCAATGCTAATGAAGCATTATCTTACCCATTGCCAGAAACCTTTACTCGTTGGCAACCTCCGTGGGTATCAACCAATTAGTATCGAACCAAATGAAAAAGGATACTTAAAAATCTGGAAACAACCTGAAGAATTTCACACCTATGCAATCGGGGTAGATGTCTCTGAAGGAAAAGTTGTATCAGAAACAGGGCAGGGTGGAAGAGAGCGTGATGCATCATGCGCCCAGGTATTTGACAAAACAACCTATGAGCAAGTAGCATGTTGGCATGGTCGAATTGATCCTGACTTGCTTGGTCGTCAGCTTGATCTACTGGGACGTTATTACAATGACGCCTTTATTGGGGTTGAGAGAAATGCCGTGGGCATTACCCCTCTTGTTGTTTTGCGAGATCTCAATTATCCTAATCTGTATTATCGCGAAAAGTTTGGTATGATCGTTGAGAAGATAACTGCCGAACTCGGTTGGGTAACAGATAGTATTTCAAAGGAATCTCTTATTTCTGACGCAACCAATCTGCTTCGGGATAAGCGGTTACTCCTTTACGACGACGCGACGGTGGGAGAGATGATGTCATTTATTCGGGACTCTGACGGAAAAGCCAGAGCAGCAAAGAGCGCGTATGATGATCGGGTAATGTCTTTTCTTATTGGCCTTCGTATGTTACAACGAGCCAAAGTCTCGGCACGAGGGAATGCAATAGAGCAGAGCGATGAAGATATATTAAACGAAAGCAAAGGCTTTTACATGGATGGTATTTCATTTAACAGTAAAGGGATGCCAACTTCCCCCGATCAAATGGGTGGGGGTGGAGGCGTTAACATGGACGAATTTTAATCTATGGAAATTATACTTTTAAGCGTTGTTCTTATTGTACAGACAGGAATGTTATACTATTTTATCTACCTCTTAAGTAGTAAGGATAAGGATGAGAAGTCTCGGTTAAATAGTCTGCTTGCCACACACATCTCCTCCCTTGAAAAGACGAGTACAACGTTTATGCAAGAAGTGACAAAGGTAGAAACAAAACACTTTGAACAACTCGAGAAGACAAGTAGTAAGCAATTAACTATCTTAGAGAAACAAACGAAAGACTTTCTCTCAGCAATGACAGATTTTATTCAAGTACTCAAAGAGACTCCACAAGCTGTTCCCTTAAGTCTTGGCCCGCACCTTCTTGACAACCAGCAAGAAAAGAATAGTATAGAGAAAGAAGAGATTGCAGATGTGCCATTATCAGAGATTGGACGTATTCCAAACATAAACAGTTTGAATATTAAATTTGAAGATGATGAACAAATCCTCTCTGACTATCAATAATGCCAATCCAAGCACTCGATATTAGTCCCAACCCCTATAATGTTGTCTCTTCGATTGATCAGGATAAACCTGCATTAACAGAAGAAGAGCGAAAAGAAGTGGAAAAACTCATGGAGCAACGTGAGTTTCTCTCTGGTACTGCCAAACTTTCTTTAACTCACGCCTCTGATGCCAGACGACGCTACGACTATGAGTGGATGGTTCGCGATCTCTTCCGAAGAGGGTATCAGTTCTCCAGGTACCAACCAACAACCCAGACTGTTGTCCTCGCCTCACGACAAACCGCACGTATCCCTATTAACATCACCTTAGCGCAGATGCGCTCTATCCGAAACCAAGTTACCTCTTTTCGTCCTAAGTTTGAAGTGATGCCTAACCACACAACAGAAGAATCACAAAGCCAAGCGCGCTATGCAGGAAAACTCCTTGACTACTATCATGACCACCTTAACTTAAAGAAGAAGATAAAAGAAACAGTTATCCAAGGACTGATGTATTCCGTTGGTGGCCCCTGGCAGATCATCTATGATGAAGAAAAGAAAGAAATAGATGTCTGGCTTGTCGATCCTTTCGACTTCTATTTTGATCCCTTAGCTGAAGAATTAGATGATGCAGAATATTGCATTAAAGCAGTCCGCCGTCCCCTCTATGACATTATCTATAACCAGGAATACAATCGTCTTGCGAGGCGGGAGGTTACAGGAGGAGAAGCACGACTCGCTGTTTCAGAATATAAACAGTTCATGCTTCAAGCACTCAAGTATGTTACGCAGTTTAATCGGGAAGAAGCACCAACAGTTATCCTCTTTGAGGGATACTTCCGTGTCCGAAACAAGGAGACAGGCAAAGCGCATCTGCGAAAAGTTGTCTGGACGGACCAGAATCAAATCCCCCTCATCTACGAAGATCTTGATACAAACGAATATGACTTTGTCATCTACCAGGCAGATCTTAACCCCAAAGAAATCTATGGCGAGTCTTGGTTTAAACATGTCATGCCACTTAACCGTGTCCTCAATTCATTAGAGTCTTCAGTCTTTGATTACAACTACAAGGTAGCGAAGGGTCGCATCATCGTTGACCGTGACTCTGGCGTTCGGGCAGTACACAATACACATGGAGAAATCATCTCTGCTAATCGTGGCGCAAGAGTCCAAGCAATGGATATGCCTCCACTGCCGATTGCTGTTGCGTCTCAGATAGATCGTATTAGTCGGTATATCGAAGACGTTGGTGGCGCACACGATGCTTCCTTGGGTCGTGTCCCAGCAGGAGTCAAATCTGGTATTGGCGTTGCGGAGCTGAAACAAGCAGACGCTACTTCTCAGGATGATTTAGTGGACAATCTTGAAGATTTTCTCTCCCTCGTTGGTGGGAAGATGCTTCGAAAGATTGCCAAGAACTATGATCGAGTTAAGGTTGTCCAAGACCTTGGCTATCGAGAAGAAGATGCAAAATATTTCGCTGTGGTTGGTGACAAGAGTTATAAGAAAAAGGCAGATACTATTCCAGGCCATGAGCATCAAGTGAAAATTGGCCCCGACTGGTTAGATATTCTAAGAATCGGAGATGACAATAATGTCCGTGTGACGATTGGTAGTTGGCTTGGGTATACCAAGGAAATGATGCAAGAAAAAACAATCAAGCTTCTCCAACTCGGAGCGATAGATCTTGCAACATTCTTGCGTCTCTGGGAGTTTGGTAACGTTGCCCAAATAGTTGAGCAAACCCGTATCGAGCATCTCTTTAGATCCCAACTTGGACAAAAGAGTGATGTGCAAAAGGTTGATCCAAACGTTGAAAATGACATGATGGTTCTGGAGGGAAAGCCCGTGATGCCAGATCAACATGACGACCATTGGGTACACGTTGCAATTCACCAACAGGCATTAGGCAAAGGACGAGATGATCTTGTCGGGGCTCATATCCAAGCGCATTTAGTTTATGAAGGGCAGGCTCCTGATCAACCAGTGGATCTTTCACAACAACAGCAACAACAACCTCCACAAGGAGTACCTGGGCAAGGTGGGGGAGCGATTAACCCAGCAGATATACAACGAATGCAGCAGGTGCAACAGCAGCAGCAACCCCCACAACCACAAGGACAACCACCAACTGGCATGCCTCCGCAAGGTTTGCAATAAGGGTTCTCTTGACAAAAGCGGGAGTATGATTTACAACTGTAGATAACGAAAAGAAATACATGCCAGTAAACGTATCGCTGATTAAGAAGTTACGGGGAACATACGGAAAGAAAAAGGGCACGTCTGTTTACTTCGGAATGGAGAATAAAGGAAGTAAGGCCTTTCAAAAAGGAATAAAGACAGCAAGTAAAGAAGGACATACAGTAAAACATTTAAAAGATTTAAAAAAGAAAAAATAACATGAACAGGTTAGTAACATCAGCTCCATTGCCAAAACAAAAAATGAGATCTATGCCTGCTCCTAGTAGAGTTGGCCCAAGAGTACCAGTAAGTAATAGGACTGTGAGGCCATTAAAAACAGGTTCACTTCAAAGAAGTCCAGTCAAGGTAAATAAACTAAAATCAAGATAATGAAACTATTTAAACCAACTCGAGTTGCATCACGAAGATCTTCATTTAGTAAAACTCCTCTGATGAAGATACCAAAAGCTCCAAGCATGAAGATGTCTATGGCAAAAATTAAAATCCCAAAGATAAAGAAAGTATCAATGTCTAAAATAAAGGTATGAATAAGGATACAACGTGTCTTTTGGACTCTAATAAATATTATAACGAACCAAATAAAGTAGTTGAATTAAAGCAATTCTATACTGAAGTTATCCCTGTTGGAATAAATGGCGGAGCAATCATCGAAAAAGGAGATCCAAACGGAATCAACAAAGCGCAATATACTATTCGCAGACGTTTTGGCTTAGGAGAATAGCTATGGCAACCAAAAAAACAAAGACAAAGCAAAAATATAACTATCTTCGTGGAGCAAAAGTACCCTTTATTGGAGCTTCACAAGCAAAAACAGCAAGCAAGAAAGCAAAAAAGAAGTTTAATCTTACTGGAAGACACGGAAAAATATAAGTAGGAGGTGAAAATGTATGGCAGTTAATAACTTTAAAGGAAAAGATTTAGACGGAACATTTAATCACGGTGAAGGGCCTGTTATCGGTCTTTCTATTAGTAGTGAGCCAGAAGACAAAGGTTTAATCAGTGGTGGAGAAGGTGGCGGAAAGAATCTAAACGTTATGGGTGGCGGAACCACATACGTAAATCCAGCAACCCCAAGTGATCAAAAGCCCTTTAACCTACGAGGTGCATCATATGCTGGACCACAAAACTTTGTTCCGACAGATTTGGGTATAAGCAACCCATTTGACGTGAACAAAGGCTAGTAGTCTTTTCCTTCCGATGAATCAAGGGCAGGAGAGTTTATCGGAAGAAAAAGAGATAAGTAGCATCGGGATCAGTACACCGTTACGCTGATGGCAGGTATGTCCTAAAATACTCGATCTCGATCCGACGTAAACGGCAGAAAGGAAGGTGAGAAGATTATGGCTGATGAATTAGATGCCATGCTTCAAGGATCAGATCAAGTCCCCGCCTCACAAGGCCAAATTGATGATCAAGATACTGACGCAGGTCAGGGCAAAAACCCAGCTGCGCAACAGAATCCAGAAGAGATTGAATTTAACAGTCTCAGTGGTTCAACTCAGGACAGAATCCGAAGGTTAGCACGAGAGAAACGTGAACTTTCTGAGAGATTAGTAAATCTCGAACGGTTAGCTGGAAATGGATCACAAGTTCCCCCAGCTCCAGGAAGTAATTTCCAAACACCAGATATCACAAATGCGGTTCAACGACTTTCAGATGTTGGTATTGCAACCGATGAAAAGGTTGAAAGGAAATTAGACGAGAAACTAAATCTCCTCCGTTGGGAAACAGAACAACAGCGTCTTGAATCAAAGTACACTGGAGCAAACAGCGAACCATCATACGTTCGTGAAGAAGTCGAAGAATTTATTTCGTCACATCCTCAATATAGAGGGTATGCAGCAGAAGATGTTTTTCGAGATCATATGTTTCGATCAGAGTTTCATAACTTAGATCTAACAAAGCAAGGCTCCAGAACAGGACAAAGTACAACGCTTCGTCCAACAAAAGCACAAGTACGAGATGACACGCTTACCCCTGAGTTTATTGCAGATCGCACAGATCTGAAAAAGTATCCTGATGCATTAGAATGGCAAGAGGCCCACAGGTCTCAAATAGATAAAGTACTCTCCCAAATGCAAGGGTAAAACAAATCACTGATTGATTTTTAGATCACTCTCTTCGTAACAGCACGTGCTACAAGGGAGTGATTTTTTTATGGAAAACAAACTTTTTGTTTGAGAGGGGGTGAATAAAACTTATGGCAACATATACAGGATTTACAACAACAACATCGGCAGTCTTTCTGCCTACCATTTGGAGTAACGAAACGCTTCGTGCAACTGAAAATGCTTTAGTCGCAGCAGGTCTTATTAAACGGTATGATTATCTGGTTAAATCCAGAGGTCAAACGATCAATATCCCTAACGTGAGTAATGCGTTTACTGCAAGAGCGAAAACACAGAATTCTGACGTTACTGACGATGCAGTTACAGAAACACAAACACAAATCCAGATCAATAAATGGTACTACAATTCATTTATTATCGAAGATATCGTTTCTGTGCAATCTCAATATGATTTGAGAACTGAGTATTCACAAAAAGCAGGATATTCAATCGCAAAGCAGGTTGACACCGATGTGATGAGTAACTACTCATCTTGGACAAACACAGCAGTTGGAACTTACGGTATTGATATCGGAGATGCAGTCTTAGTAGCTGCAAATGAAGCATTGAATGTGGCTGACATGCCGCTCGAAGATCGTGCGTTCATTATCCATCCAAAACAACTATCAGCCATCATGAAGATCGATAAATTCGTGAAAGCTGACTATTTGGGACAATACCAAAACGCAACTCCAGTGAAGATGGGACCAAACAGTCGGTATGTCTGGGGAGAAATCTATGGTATTCGTGTGTATTACACAAATAACCTTCCAGTAACCGCTGCAACACCAAACCAGTATCACAATATGCTTTTGCATAAAGAAGCAATCGCATTAGCACTGCAACAGGCACCACGTCTGCAAGCAGCGTATTGGTTAGTCTCGCTTGGTTGGAGAGTCATTGTCGATACTATTTATGGATTTACTGCACTTCGCTTAACTGGCGGGGTTGAAATCCGTTCATAATCTTCGTCACAGTTTGAGGCTAACTGGAATAGCTTTCACTCGGGAGAGATCGTATCTTTACCCGAGTACAATGGAAAAAATAGGGGTTATCTTGCCATCACGTGGTTTGATCTTTGCACAAGTAGAAGATGCGTTGCAAAGTAACTTGCAGGGGTACAATTATCATGTGTATCGATCATGGGATTTACAAATTCCTGATTGTCAGAACATGTTAGTCGAGCAGGCCTTACGTGATGGATGCGGGATGTTTCTCTTTGTTGAGGAAGACACGGTCATGCCAGAAGGTGGATTCAAGAGATTATTAGAAGCAAAAGCGGACATTGCATGTATCGATTATGGTGTCTCTGGCTATAGTTGTATCACGAAAGATAAAAAAACAAATGAAATTCTCTGGTGTGGTCTTGGCTGTACGCTTGTGCAGAGATATGTGCTCGATCGATTAGAAAAACCATACTTTCGGACAGATCAAGCACTCCTTCTCAATCACTGGCCAGAAGTGCATTGGATCAATCCAGGAAAACAAGCATATGGGGGACAAGATATTTACTTTGGTATGCAGGCAAGAGCAGCAGGATTTTATATACAACAGGTTGCGGGAGAGTGTCAGCATTTGCAACTAGTTGACGTTGGAAGAAAAGAGATCAATAATGGATTACATTTAATCAAACAAAAACCGATGATTTCACACTATCAAACATTATGATTGTAATTGAAGGTAAGTCTCTCACTGATGATGAATTCCATGTTGTTGATCTTGGGGATGAGCCAGTGTGTATTAAGTTTCTAAAGCAAATTGAAGACTTAATTATCTCAAGTCCAGATGGAGAAATTCTCTTTGGATGGGATTATGGTAGCCCAGAAGAATTTACGCCAACAAATGCAATGTTACTTAAGCCACACGACAACATGAAAGGGCTCAGCAAAGAACGTATAACACATCTATACATGATGGCCAGAGAAGCAGGAACATTACGGGTATACATTTTAGCTCAAAAGTGAGAGGGGGTGAATAGAAATATGGCAAGACTTTTATACACAGATGCGGCAACAAGTGGAACAACTCCAGCAGTTGCTATTGATGCAGGTCAGGCTGTTGGTGACGACGGAGATCGTGTGATTAAGAAAATCTTTGTTGGGAAACCAGTTGCTGGTGCAAGCCTTGTTGTTTTTAATAACAATAATGCACTTGCGAACAACACCACAACGATTGCTTTTAAGTATACGTACCCAACATTTGGAGCTGGAACTCCAGCAGTAGATAATTTCACGTTTACTTCAGGTGAGCAAGCAGCTTCTGCTTCACAAGTTGATGGTATGGTTCTCCAAGGTGGGGGATCAATTGTTACAAGTTCAGCAATGCAGGTAACCGTTCTTTGGGATTTACCAGAAGCATAGTAATTTTATTACTACATCTCTGTCAGGCGTTAAGCTACCTGACAGACATATAGAAATAAGAAAGGAGGATAAATATGGCAGCAGATGTTTTAAAACAAATTGTTTGTCGACAAGTAGCAGCGACGACAACAAGCGGAGTAATACCAATCTTTCTTGGTGGTGTTAAAAAAGTTGTCTTACAGAACATGACAAATGATGTTTATGTTGACTTTGATCAACCAGTTGCACCAACAACATCATTTCGACTCTTCGCATCAAATACAGCACCGACGGTTGTTGAGTTAGAAATGGGGTTAATGACAAATCTTTATATACAAGCAGTCACAGGAACAGCAACGGTCTATATAATCGTTATTTGTGGATAATCTATGGCAAAACAGTTAAGCAACCTCCAGCAAGAGACACGTATTTATCTTGATGAGGCAACACAAACAGACTTCTTAGATAGTGAAGTACTTATCGCAATCAATCGCGGATACCATGAGACAATTGGGTTTGTTATTGAAGTGTATGAAAACTTCTACAATACAACCACCCCTTTTACGTACGCTGTGGTAACAAATCAACAGGAGTACGCGATCGACACTTCGCTTATTAAAGTCACCCGTGTTGAGATTAACTATAACCCAACAGTGAGTGGATCAACCCCTTCTCGTGCTATTCCAATTAAGATGGACGAGATACGTTCAAACCTGGCAAATACGAATAATGCATCAGGCTCTTTCTTCTCAGCAGGATATTACCTCAATGGTTCGGTAGGATCACAAGTCATTGGTTTTATCCCTGTGCCAAGTCAACCAGGAGATACAACGGGTAAGTCTATATCCGTATGGGGAGTTGCGTTACCAACAGATCTAGTTAATACGACAGATAATGTGAATATTCCTTATGCGGATAGATTTTCCTATCTCGTTTCTTTGAGAGCAGCTGCCCAGCTCTTAAGGAAAGGGCAACAAGAAGAGGCAGCAGCAGCGAGATATCTTGCAGAATATCGAGCAGGGGTTGTTGACATGATGACATTTCTTAAAGAAAGACAAGCTGACGATATGTGGGTTAT